CCATAAATCTGAACAGCATTGTCATTCCCAACGCTACTAGACGTACCAACTAAGAGCCTGCCGCTGGAGTCGATGCGGGCAGCTTCAGCAGTATTGATCTTGGCAATAAACGGCGATGTTGCTGCCGCTGCGTCGATTTCTAAGGCGCTGCCAGGGCTCGTAGTGCCAATCCCTACGAGGCCAGCGGAAGTGACGCGCAGGCGTTCTTGCAGCCCACTGCCAGTGCCAGGACTATTTGGTGATGTCCAAAATGCAAGATGCATCCCACCACTGGTATCCGAGTTGTAATTTTCGCTAGCCTCTGCTGTAATAGATGCTCCATATTTAGGGTTGGTTGTGGTGAAATTTGAGTCTGCACTGCCAAACTTAATTGCAGGCATGTATTTAGCAGATGTGTTGCTGTTTCCGCCAATTAGATCTAATCCCGCTCCTGCTCCATTGAAAGAACTTGCGCCAACACTAGTAGATTCAATCCTGATCAGAGAAGATGTACTGCTGCCTGACAAGTGCAGAAGTGTACTGATGCTGGACGTGCCAATCCCAACATTCCCACTCGCATCAACAAACAACCTCCCAGACCCACCAGTTGCTACCGCTACTTGGTCTGCGCCGGGGCTGTAGATACCAGTGTTAAGGTCTCCCGTAAATGCAATGGAAGGTGCTGCCGCAGTACCAGAGGCAAACACACCTGACGTAATAGTTGCAGTTGTACTTGTTAGTGATGTAAATTGTCCCGTTCCACCGGTAACCGTGGTACCAGATAGAGTGGCAAAGTTTGCCGTGGTACCAGTAACAGTGGTTCCTGTTACCGTGGTAAATCCTGCAGTGTTACCTGTAATTGTGCCAAATTCACCAGCAGTGCCACTTACGGTTGCTCCGGAAACAAGTGTGCCCCCCTGGATGACAGCACCAGAAATAGTTCCGGTAACAGTAATGTCACCACTAAAAGTTGGATTTTGAACTAAACCAGAAACCGAAACAGTGGTATCACTGCCACCATCAGTGAAAGTAATTGAATCAACCTTTAATTCACCGTAGGCCATGTTTTTAATACTTTTTCTTTATTTTAACTGAAAAAATTACGTTGACGGTAAATTAAGAAAAGCAAACTCGCCATTCAATTTTTTGCTTGCTTTGTCATAAGCCATTGCGGCTTCTTCTTCTGTTTCAAAACGTCCCAGCTCAATCCTTTTCAACTTATAGGTAATGTATGCTTTCCACTTTTTCCGCGCTGAATCCCATTTGACGCCTCTATATTTTGATGGTTTTTGTCCATTTTTTTTTCTTGTTTTTATGCGTGCCGCGCAATTTTGCTGTGGCGTGGCAAGTCTTAAGTTTCTAACGTGATTATTACTCGAATCTCCGTTAATATGATCAATCTGAAGGCCCCCTGGATCTTTTCTGTTTTTTAAATAAAAAACAATACGGTAAGCAAGATAGAGTTTTGATTTGAATTTTACCACCCACCGACCCGAGTTTTGGTGCAAATATCCAGCAATATCTCCCTTGTCTGCAGCAGGTGAAGGACGCTTAATCCAACGTAATCCGCTAGGGCTTGTTGAATCTAGTCTTAAATACTGCTCAACCAAATTCAAGGGAGGAAGCGGCTTTGCTTGCATCTAAATACTGCATGGCCCCATATCTTACAAGATAATTAAGGGACCCTTGATCCTAAAACCGGTTGCATCACCAGAAACAACACCGGAGCAAACAATAGCTGGTGTTGCACCAGAGGGAGTTGTTACTTCAAGTTTGCCGCCAGTGATATTAGTAAATTTAGCCGTGTTGCCGGTAATCGTTGCACCAGAGACTGTCGTGGTGCCAACAACGGTTACACCAGTAATGTTGGTCGCTTGAACATTAGTACCGGTAATTGTGGTGCCACTGAGTGTGCCAGTAACTGTTACACCAGACTCAAAGGTTCCATTACCTTTAGTAAGGGTGTTACCAGAGAAGGTTAAGTCTCCACCAAAGGTCTGGTTGACTGCAAACAGATCAATAAAGTTACCACTGGTGAAATTAGCCGTTGTCCCAGTGATTGTTACACCAGACAGTGTGGAGTTAAATGTGGCTGTATTTCCTGTAATTTGAGTGAAACGACCAGTATCACCAGTGACGGTTGCGCCGGAAACACTAGTCGTACCAATGACGGTTACGCCTGTAATATTGGTTGCTTGGACATTAGTGCCCGTAATGGTTTGACCGCTGACGGTACCAGTAACACTAATTCCAGAAGCAAAGAAACCAGAGCCGCTTACAAAAAGGTTTCCAGAGACTGTGTGATTACCAGTAGTGGTGTGACTTCCTGCAATCAGTGTTTTGAACGTACCTGTGGTGAAGTTGGAGTTAGTACCGGTGACCGTTGCGCCGGACAGATTAGTGGTAAAGACGCCGCTTACACCAGTGATGGTAGAAACCTTGACCGTATCACCTGTGATGGTTGCGCCAGAAAGCTGGGAGGTAAAGACCCCGCTTAAGCCAGTAATTGTGGATGCTCGAACGGTGTTGCCAGTAACGACGGTTCCAGAAAGTGTTGCAAAGTTTGCAGTCGTACCAGTGGTGGTCGCTCCGGTAACTGTGGTGAAACCAGCAGTATTACCAGTGATAACACTGCCCTGAATCGAATTACCGGTAATGGTGGCTCCAGAGAGCTGAGTCGTAAAGACACCGCTGATTCCAGTGACAGTCGTTGCTTTAACAAAGTTTCCTGTAACGGTTGCACCAGAGACGGTGGTGGTGCCAACAACGGTTATACCGGTGATGTTGGTTGCTTGAACCGCAGTACCAGTAATCGTCTGGCCGCTGACGGTACCGGTAACACTGATGCCAGAAGCAAAGAAACCAGAGCCACTAACCCTGAGATTTCCACTGACGGTGTGATCACCCGTGGTGGTGTGACTACCTGCAATCAGTGTTTGGAACGTACCGGTAGTGAAGTTAGAATTAATACCGGTAACGGTTGCTCCACTGACTTGATCAGTAAAAACTCCACTGACACCAGTTACACTGGTAGCAAGAATTGTGGTTCCGGTAATGGTTGTACCGGTAACTGTCGTAAAGCCTGCCGTGTCACCAGTGATGACAGTGCCACTGATGGTTCCAGTGGTGGTCAGGTTGTTTTGAACAACAACACCACTGAAGGTGGCGAGGCCAGTACTGGTAACAGTATTTAGAGAGGTTGCACCACTAACGGTGAGGTTGCCGGTGATGGTGATGTCACCAGCAATGATCTCACCTGTAATATTTACGTAATATTGATCTAAATAATTTCTAAACTCCGTAAAGGTAATCTTCTTATTACGAAGCGCCGGGTCCACCTCAAAGACGTGGATAAGCGTCAACAGATCCTGCTCGTTAATATCAATCCCGCTAATCGCAGGGAATTCGCTGATTCTGCGATTTGCCACCTACATTTACGCCATATCCTTACCTTTAATTATAAAACTGTTTGTCTAGCGAACCTTAATTTCAATTCGAGGCAAAACATTGGTTGCAATATGCCATGCGCCTTGAATTCCTGTTACAATTCCACAAGAAATTGCTAACACAACCAGGATTTCTGCAACGGTTAAGTTGCGACGGACATAAACAACTTGAGGTTGCTCTCTAGGTGCAGCCGCTTGCTGTGCAATTGTTTGTTGCAGTGCAAGCTCTCTGGCACGCGCCTTCATTGCTTTTAGTTGTTCAGGCGTAATCTGTGCCATTGCAGGAGATTGACTGGGGGGAACCTGCTCTTCCATTGTTGCAAAGACCTTTTCCCACACGTTAGCATCTAACCAAAAGAATTGTCGTTATGGCCTACGGAATTCGAAAGGGTTTAGAAGATATTGCATCAGAACTCCGTGGAATTAAGAACGTACTTTCTTCCATGTGGCATAGCCGTTACGAAAGTGGTGAAACGGACGTTCTCAACCCTGAAGCGTATGCCGACGAATACATCTCAACGGAAGAGTGCGCCAGGAGACTGAGCGTTTCCGATCAGACGCTACGGAACTGGATGGCAATTGGCCGCAAAACACCTGAGAAAGGTTGGGTGGAAGGCATTCATTACGTCAATGCTTCTCCAAATCCCAGTAAGAAGGCTGTTATTCGGATTCCCTGGAACAATCTGGTGCGCTCCTTTGCCAGAAACCCTGATCTCACCTTGGCTGACTACCGCAAACCCAAATCAAACATGTATGAAACAAAGTCTTTTGATGCGTTGTAAACATGGCCCATCGCTTCAAAGGCTTCGAGATTGAAGATGTAACACTCGAGAATTATCGAGAGTTGCTTCCGGTGTCAATTTCTTGGCAGTTGGAAATGTTCATTCCCCCCGAAGGATCCTTTGATGATGGGTGCCTACAACGGTACCTGAAAAACTTAAAAAATTACGAAGAAGAGGACGCAAACTCTGGAATGACGCTAGCCAACAGACTCAGGCTTGCCTTCCAGGATATGCAGGCAGATACCATATGCGGCAAATTTCCACAAGCGGAATTACCCCTAAAAAGACGGTTGCGTTGCGTTGCCGAGTACCTTATTCGTTCTGGCGAACTCGACAAAGTTCGGGATGCAGACGGAAAACTGGTTAAACGACGGGGAGTTTTGGGGAAAATGGTCGTTTTATATCAACCAACCGATAAACTAATTGAATCGTTAGCGCGGCAAGGGCTTTTAAAACAATGAATCGTCGGGAAAAACTCATCGCATCGGTCATCGGTTCTGAGCTGGACGAAACCAAAGCAAAGATGTTGGACGCAACGGTGCGTTTGATCCTTGGCGACATGGGTAAGCACTATTGCCAGATGTGGGAGCACGAAGGTCCCGGCGTGATGGTGTTCCAGCCTGAAAATATGTCCCGCTCTATGTTCTTCTTGACTCTCAAGGAGATCAACGCAGCTCAAGAGGAGTGCGAACGGGACAATGACGGCGACATGGCAGAGACTTTACGTCGTATTCTCCAGGCTGCACAGAAGATTGACCCCCAGGAAAAGGCTGGTTACTTGATTAATGACAAGCAGGGCATGCGCTACTGTGAAGTGGACTATAACAAAGTGACTGACAGCTGATGGGCCTCCCGAATATTCGTGCTCACGTCGAAGATCGGGAGTTAATCACCAATTATGACCTTGTGGCATCCGCTCATGGACTGTTGCAAGGCATTGATTTGGATGTTGCAAGCTCCAAGGTTGCTAATGAGTACGTTGAAGCCAAGGAATATTACACGCCATCGGATGATGGCTTGAATTGCCAGCAGTGGTACGGAAGTGTTTACCTGTTTCCGCCCAGTGGTGCGTACTTTTGGGATAAAAAGAACGACCGTTGGAAGATGACACGCTCATCGTCTCCAACTTTGGTGTCTTCTCATGCTGTTTGGTTCCGAAAATTGTACAGAAGCTGGATGGCACGAGAGGTAAAGGAGGGTCTTTTCTTTTCTAACTGCCCGGACATGATCCGATACGAGCAGAAGATCTTTGATTTTCCAATTTGTGTCTTAAAAACTGCCCCTATTTTGCTGAAACATACCAGCACAGGCATTGACAAACATAAGACCTGTACTTCGCTTTTGGTTTATTTGCCACCAATGGATTCCTCTGCAGAAGCAGTCGAAAGATTCCTGGATATCTACTCAGAAAAAGGACGTATTCTTTGCTGAATTCCCTATACTTATGAGCGATTGATCAAGGTTATGAGCGTCTTAGCCGACTGGGAAATTAAGAAACTGGCAGAAAAAAATCAAATGATTGAACCGTTCGTTGACCACCTGGTCAGCACGGAAAATGATCGCAAACTTCTCAGCTACGGCCTTAGTTCCTACGGTTATGACATCCGTTTGTCACCTAAGCAATGCCTGATCTTTGGCAAAGTGCAAGCTGGTGACTGTGATCCAAAGAATTTTGATCCTGACATCCTGAAGCCAACTGATCTTCTGGAAGATGAGCGGGGTCAATACTTCCTGTTGCCTCCGTACGGTTATTGTCTTGGCGTTGCACAAGAACGTCTAAAGCTCCCACGGGACGTTACTGTCGTTGCTGTGGGTAAATCGACGTATGCACGCTCCGGCATTTTGGTCAACATCACGCCAGCTGAAAGCGGGTGGGAAGGGTACTTGACCCTGGAAATTAGTAACTGCACTGGTCTCTTCAATCGCATCTACGCAAATGAAGGGATAACTCAACTCCTCTTCTATCGTGGTGCTCCTTGCATTACCAGCTACCAGGATCGGAAAGGCAAGTATCAGGATCAACCGGCTGAAATTGTCTTCTCGCAAGTTTAACTAAAGCCGTAAAAAGTGCCAGACCTGGGAAGAGGTTTATCCGCGTAATTAGTGCTTCCTACTCGCCCAATGGTATCTCCCATGCTGGGAAGTTCAGTACCATCGATTGTTGCTGGGTTACGCGGAGTTCTTCCACGAATTGTCGGTTCATCGATACCAGCACGCTGTCTGTAGGCACCAGCTGATTTTGCTGCTCGCATGAATTTGGCAACACGTCCTTGCCGGTCGTTTACCGATTCAGTAGCAGAGCGATCTTCTTCTGCAACGCGACGTAAGTCGGTGTCGTAAGCCTGCTCCGGATTTAGATCCGTAAGCTCAGCACCTGATGTACCAGGTAAGCGCCGAGGATCTTCTTCAGGACTAAACAAATTTGCCATAGTATTATTGTAAGAGGAATAAATCAAGCCTTAAATATCATGTACCACGGTGCTGCTGGCTTTTTAGATAGCTTCGTGCAAGACGAAGTGAAGTGCCGTTGCCTTAATTTTGAAGAAGATTTTGGTCAACCTCTTGCCAATGAAGAAAACGATGTTCCGCTGTATGACCATTTTAATCGCGGTTTAGTAGCAACTGAGCAAGGCCTTGAGCGCACTAATCTTGCATTAGAAGGTGGTGAAAAACGTCCTGGCCTGACTGGTTACATCCCAAGTGCTGAGGAAGGTCTTGAGATGGGTGCAAGCCCCAAACCCAAAACGTTACTTCTGGAACTTGGTGAACCAGATGAAGATGAGCTGATGTTGTCTGCCAAGCGCCGGGGTATGGTGCGTTAATCCTTTTGGCAGTCGAGCTGGCCGGGCCAAGCGCGGTTTCCTTTGATAGAATTTACAGGTTTAGTTAAAATCTGTAAATTTGTTTCTACATGTAAACCACACATGTACTTGCTTTGCAGTGGATAAATATGATCAACGCAATGCAAGACGCCTGTTTTCTTTGTGAGAGCAGAAGCTTGCTTATAAATTTCAGCGACAGCTTTCATGTTTACCCAAGGGGTATTGCTTGTTTCTTCTGGGCACGTCTTTTTGCTGTTAATGCATCATGTGACCAATTAGTCTGGTTGCCGTGGGTAGAGGGCGCCAACTCTGCTACCCTTTTATTTTAACAACTTTTAAAGATGCCAAGAGATTTTTTTGAACCTGTCAGTGAATGCCCTGGCGGTGTGTGCCCTGTTCCCTGGGCAACAAAAGAAGAGCCCCCGGTCATTACTCCGGATATGGTCTCTCATCCTCCGCACTATACGGACGGAGGATGTGTCGAATGTATTGAAGCAATCGAGTCAGCCCTAACCAACGAGGAGTATCGGGGATTTCTGAAAGGAAACATCCAGAAGTATATTTGGCGTGAGAGGCATAAAGGCGGGACAGAATCACTGAAGAAGGCACAGTGGTATCTCGATAGACTTATTCAATTAGACGAAACGCAGAGCAGCTAGAAAGGAAGAACTTCACCTTCATCCTCTTCGTCGTCGCCTGACATCACACAGGCGGCAGCGAGTTCTGCCAACTCCAGGTCGGTGGGGATGTCGAAGTCAATATCAACTTCCTCTTCTGCCATCAGAGTTTTGACGGCGTACCACTCCATCAGTCGCTGGTGGTAGAGGTTAAGAAGTGCGGCGTACAGCTCTTCCCACGTCATCTCTTGCGCTGCAAGTTCTGCTTTGCGCATTGAGAACTGCAATTCCAATGGAAGTTGGAATTCCCGCGGTTCGACTGATCGATCCATGACACTTCCTGGTCTTTGTTCTTTTTATTCTAAGACCAAGTATTAAAGATAGAGTCCAACTCCTCCTGGCTGAAGTCATCCCAAGGATTGTTCACCACACAAAAATCGTTGGCAAACTTGGAAAGGATGTAAGGACTGATGTTAGCTTCCAGTTCTCGAATTGCCCTTACTTCGTGGGGCGCATCTGCATAATTACGGAATGCAGCAAGCAAGATCTCAGTGGAGGCCCAGGGATTGGCATCAACTTCATAGAGGAATAAGTTGACTTCTTCTCGTCTCCGATCCAGAAGACCACCGATCACCTTGTGGTCTGCATCGAAGATCCAGTTGGAGATTTCTTTGGTTACTGAGCAGAAGTCTTCAATTTCAATAAGGTCGACGATAGAGCTGTAAAAGAAAGGTTCCCAGCCAATCGAGTGGATAAACGAGATCAAAGCTTGACGCATATGATCATCAAGCCCAAGGTTTAACTTGGCGAGCTGGGTATCAATAATTTGAACTTCGTGGAAAAGATATTCGAGTGCTCTCTGCTTACTGCAACGCTGTCCCTGCTTTACAGGAGTTCCATCAGGATAAAACTGAGTTCCGTAACCAATGGTGTAGGGTTCTCCACCTGAGTCTGGGTCTGGGTATGCTTTTTCGCTATAGCCTTCGTACTTACTAATCAAGTTAACGGCATGCGAAAAATCAGACATGAGGATAACTATTATTATCCCCAATCATACACAATTATTTACCCTGACCTCGAGTTTTTTTTCTTCCGTGATTTGGTTTTGAGTGCTTCCCCTGGCCCTGCTTCGTTTTTTTCGGAGGACCTGATTGGAAAGTAGTGGAACCTTTGCGCATGATTTAAGTGCGTAACTTTGTCGATCTAACAAGAAACAGTGCGTCTGGCACGCCTATTTACGTCAACATGATTCCAGCATGATGAAGGCATTGCATAATCGCATCAGCCCCTAATACACCACTTAAAATCATCCACTTCGTCTTATGGCTCCAGTATCGTGCAGAGAATTTGTCGGGACTCGGATCTTGTGCATTATGACGAGCGTAATATGACTTCTTGCGTGCTTTATCTTTTTCAGTCTTGGGATTTTTGCCTGCACCTTCTACGCCTTGCTGCCCAAAACGAATGACTTTCTCCTTGTCTCCTTCCTTGGCAAGGACCACATGACTCTTGGTGGGATGACCAGGAGTACGCACTGGCTTGTTAGGAGTCAGGCTTTCTTTTAGCTCTTGACCTTTCTTATATGACTTTGCTGCTTTAGCAGCTTTCTTATGTTTCTCAGACATTAGAGCCCTTTAAACATCGAAGTAAATTCACCAAGGATTTTTTCGCCGGATTTAGACTTGTAATCCTCGTCTTCATCATCTAATCCTACGCTGAAGAAACTCGATTCTTTAGTTGTTCCTTCATCGGTAATAGGAGTGTCATCAAAGAAACTTTCAATAGTACCAAGAGATGCGAATGGGTCATTTAAATCAAGGCCATAAGACTCAAGTGCATCGTTACTGCCTGCTTTAGTAAGAAGAGTTTGTTCACTGCGTTCTAAATCAGGGAAGAAGTTTTCGTAAAACTCGTCTTCTGTTCCTTGATAACCAGCTGATTGAAATACTTTGTAAAGCTCAGTATCACCTTTGGCTTGTTCATCTTTATAGTCTTCTGGTCTTTCGATGTAGGTAAGACCAAGAACTTCCTGTGTAGGACGCTGGCGTTTTTCATTAAGGAATTTAATTTCTTCTCGGATCTTCTGAGCAGAACCAGTACGCAGTGTTTCGACAATATATTCTTTCAGTTCTTCAACAGTTCCTTTGAAATCAGTCAAACCATAACGCTGGAGAACTTCGTCCCAGGTTGACTTGTCGTTTGGATCGAGGCCCTTAAGCATCTCATCAGCAAATTCTTCTGGTGTGATGAACTGACCAAAGACAGAACCTTGTTTAAGTGCTTCTTCTTTAAGCGCAGGCAGAATATTGTTGTAGATCTCATCTTGAACTTTGCCAGCGTTCAGAATATCTTCTGCAGCGTCATAACCTCTACCTTGTCCTTTAATTTGGAAATGCATTCGAGCAAATGCATCTTTATCGTTGACATTAACTGCAAAACGATACGCTTGCTGAGCCCAGTATTCATCGCCAGCCTTTGCTGCTTCCCAGTCCTCTGCAACAGTTTTTGCTTGATCAGCATAAGCAGTTTCTCTAGCTTTATCTCCGACAGGATTAAAATAAAACTCAGAATCAAAATACCGATCAGACTTAGTTTTAATATCATCCAAATAACGCTGGGCACGTAAATCAGCAACAAGGTTGACAGCGTTCACCATGTCTTGACTTTGGAACGGGTTTTGCTCTTCTTGCCTGATATCAAGATACTCAACAAATTCATCCATGGAACGAGAAGTATCAAAACGAGGAATCAAATAATCATCTACAAATTGACGTGCAAAGTCAGCTTCAATTTTGATTTTATCTTCTGCCTCTGCAGTGGTATAACCAAGCTCTAAATCTTCTTCATAACGTTTCTTTAATTCAGTATCAAACCATTGCTGCCAGTTGTATGTAGCGTTATTTCCAATGCCCGTGATTCCCTGCAAGCTTTTCTCCAGGGATTCTTCTGCTTTGCCTCCAGAGGTGAAAGAAAGAAGGCCACCAACACCAGTGTCGCCAAGGATGGAATTGCTTAGCTGTGAGTTGATATCCATTATTTCACTGAAGCCACTAAAACCTCTAAAAAGATCCAGCATCTCTTCTTTGGCTTTAGCCTGCTTCATCTCATTGATTGTTTCTTTTAAAACATCCTGGGCCAAAGCACCAAATTTCTTGACATCAACAGTCGCCTTCTCACCAACTGCTTCGTTTAACGCGTCTTCTAATTGAGTAATACCGTAACCAGCATTAATGTTGTAATCAAGGCTGACTTGTTTATCTTCCGGCCTATCAGATAAACGGAATAACGTAGCAAATTCATCTGGTTTATTTACATCAAGAAAATATTCTTTTCCTAGTTTTCTCCAGTAGGGATCATTCCGTTTAGCCAGATCCCACTGCTCTGCAACCTGGGGGATGTTTAAAATCCTTTCTGCTTGTGTCTGTGTATCAACGCCTAACTGCAGATTGCGTACATCTTGCAAGTCTTTATCTGTTGGTTTCTTTTCAAGATATTCTGTTGCGGCACTTGTCTTCTCTGGTGCGTTACCACGATTGCCTGCGGCTTTTCCCTGGTTTGTGTAGTGGTTTAAATAAAAGCCATTCTCATTAACGTATCGTTCTGTGATGTCAATGTCGTCGTTGGCAACTGCGTTTTTCCACGTATCTGAAACGTCTGTGTAAGTCTTACCGTAATACTTACCGTCAAAATCCCCATAGGGGGGTTTCGCCCCAAGGCCTGAATCCCAGGTTTGAAGCTTTTCCGTTTGGTAAAAACGCTTATAATCTTTCTCTAAATTGGCTAAGGTTTTACTGTCTACGCCCTTGATGTTTCTAACCAATTGGCGCATATCAGTGTAGTCGCCACCTCGCGTATTGCTTGCTGTTTTTAATACTGTGTTATAGGCATTATTGTATCTTTGGCCTTCAGCATTGTCGGCCTTAGCAATCTTATTTAGCCTATCGTTGTTTATATTTGCGTCATAATTTTGTATATTTCGAGTAATCGACTGGTTAAATCTATTAGAAAAACCTGATGCGCTGTCTTTATTTGCACCAGCGCCAACCAACAAATCTACGAAATCACCACCCTTACCTGACGTGCCAGTCGTGACGCTTGTACTTCCTTTAGCGTCCTTAAAGTTGCCTTCGTTGGGGGGCTGGGTGCTGAAATAGGTAATGTACCCGCCGTTACCCCAGATTATGTGGTACGTTTCAGACGTTGGCGCATTGGTTTTACGATCAGTCTTGTAATCGGTCTTCTCGTACGAGACGTCAAACTTTTTATCCTTAACGTTATAGACGAGGCCCATCAGCTGGCTAGAGGTTGCGGGTCAATCGGACAGTAGGAGAAGATGTCGATCATCTCCTGGTCCATCCAATTCTTTATTTTAGCGTGCCGATTATGGCAATAAAACTCTTGCTGCGGATACCAAACGTCTAGATCCTGGCTGGATTTGTTGCAATTGCAGCGCTGGCAGCTCGGGAGTAAATTGTTTCGGTTTGACGAGCCTGACCTGTACTTGGGAATGATGTGGTCAAGGGAAGTAGCTTCTTCTCCGCAGTAACCGCAGCAGTGGTTCCAGGCTTCGTATATGGATTGTCGATAACGTTTCTTCGCTAACTTAGGAGTTAATTCAATGAGCAGGGCGACGGGATCCTGTTCACAGTTGAACATACTCTTTAGTTGCCGTTAATTTATTCTAATTTCCCCACATACTTCTCACGGGAAAGAATAGAGATAAAAGTTTCTTTAAGACTATTGACAGGGTATTCGTACCCACTACGGTACGTCAGTAAGCGTTTTTCCACGCCATGACCACCACCAACGGATGGGTCTCTGTCCAGAAAGCGGAAGATCTCCTTGGTATCGACCGCAAAACCCTGTTCAAGTACCGGGATGATGGCACCCTAAAGCTGGGTCCTCACTTCGCTGCTTTCCCAGAGACTCGTTCGCGTGACAGCTATCGCTGGCATGTTGGCGCAGTCAGGAAGCAACTGCATAAGCAGGGGAAGATGCCTTCTGCTGCTTGAAATGCTTGTCATGGGCTTTACGGAGTCCGTGAGCTAAGAGCAGATCAGTGATGTTCATCTGAACATCCTGGTACGCAATAGCTCTGTAGAGGGATGAACAGAGGGGCGACCAGCAGCTTCGCAGATCGCGGGGCTGTTTTTCTTTGAGTTCAAAGAGGAAAGCCCACTGGGGGTGAAGGGGAGAAACGGGGCGCTTACGAGTTTTGATACAGAGTGTAAAGCCTGATGCCCAGGTGAACCCTTCTAGTTCTTCAGGCTTGAGACCATAGGTAGCGACCATGGCGTAAAGCCAAGCTACGTCTTTTGTTTTGCGATGGGAGATCAGCTGGAAGTACTCGTCAACAATCCGCTGATCCACAGGCGGTTGGTGAGTCATATCTGAGATGAGCTGGACAACCAGACCATAACGGTCAGTGGTTCCAGGTCGCAAGGGGTAAAGGAATGCTTAATAAGTCTCGTGAGACTTAATACAAGTATACATTAATAAAGTTTATGTTAAGTTTCTGGTGCTACGCCGCTAGAGAAAGCTGCCCATGCTAAGCCGATTGCCTCGATGGACGAGATTTCACCTGAGGCGTACGGTAGGTTGACCACATCACCAACGTGATAAACCGTTGGGATCCCACTGGCTTTGATCTCACTGAAGCCATATTTCCGAACAGCTTGTTGCTCTGGGGATAGAACAAATGTTCCATCTGTAATCTCACCAAACTCAGCCATTAGACCCCCGGTGTACCACCTTGTGCTGGAACATAGGCTTGTCCATTCTTATCAAACATCGTAAAGCCTGACATCAATACAAAGGTTGATGGGGTGTTAAACAATTTCTGCATCATTGGCATCATCATTGGTGCCTGGCAGTTGTATGGAGGTACATCCATGATCGACAAACCTCTTGCTGCAAGGCTGTAACCTGCTTTCTCATTGTCTTTAGCTGCTTGAGCGACGAGATTCTGCTCCCACTCTGTGATGCTTCCCATGTCAACAGGAAGGTCTGACGGTTCTGGTGGGAAGACTTTCTCGGTAAATTTCATTGCATAGATGTGTTTGCAGTAACGCAACTCATCGAGAAGAGGCGACCAGAAGTCAGTGAGAGAAGTAATGGTGTATGAACCGTCTGCATTACGTCTGGTCGAATAGTCATTAAAGCTTGGCGGGCCTTCTGACACTGCTCCCTCTAGGGAAGGAAGAGGCGTATTCCTGGTGTATTGCTTACCAAAGTCCCTAAACACACCCGGATTATCACGTAGTGCTCCAGGTACTACTGAGGAGTTTGGTGTGACTGTAGGAGGAATATTATATTGGGCATCAGGTGCAACCACCTGCATACCACGATTGACCGTGGCACTGGTCATTGCACTGTTATCGACCTGCCCGCCAAGAGTCATGATCTCGTAGCGACCAGGCTTAATGGTTGCTGCCCTGGTGCGTGGGAAGACCTTCTGGTTCCCTTTGCCAAGGCCCATCATGTAGGCATAGTCACGACGAGTGAAGTCTTGGCAAGAGCAGCAATACCGTGTACCAGTCATCAGGAACCGACCAACATGAGGTGCAGTAGATGAGGGAGTACGGAAGACTGCATCAGAAGTTGACTCAACTGAACCTTGCTTCTGAAGCGTCAGGACGCCGGTCTTTTCGTCTGTTGATACAAGGACAGCCTGAACGTATCCATAACGCGTCTGAGTGGCAGGATCAATAGTCTCAGAGTTGATTGGAGTGCCACCAACGGCAACAATCCGATCTTCCAAGATTTCACCGTTGATTGGATACTGGGCGGGGACAATGGTTTGACCACCGATTACAACCGGCGGAATGTACAACGGTGGAGGAAGAGGATTGGCTGCGCTCCAGGCTCCGCTGAGGGTGACGTACCAATAGTTTTCATCCTCAGTGACGGACGCAATCGGAGACGGGTTGCTACCGGAGTCACGGATGTTATCGAACCGGAGACTGCCTGCAGTACGCACACCTGCCCAGTGCATCCCAAACTCTTTGTTCTTTGTTGGGAAACCTTGGAAGACACCAGGGATCTTTGGTGGATTAGTTCCAGGAGGAATTACGGTTCCTGGCGGTAGTGGAAGCGCGTAATCAAACGGGTAGCTGTAAGTGTTGTCTGCGAGCGTATTGCAGTACAACTCAAAGCCTCGCCGCCAGCGAGACCAAGCTGATTCTCTGTTTGCAGAGTAGATCGAATCAGGGACCGAGCCTTTGGAGAACTCTGTCCTTATCGGTTGTACGTTACTGGGACCAAAGTCTTCTGCACGCGAAAAGGTATCAAAAGTATTCCCTTTGCTGTTGCGGACTGCCCCAAAAGAGCTTCCACGCCTTTTCGCCATGATTAGAAGAAGCCGCCTTCTGCGTAAATATGAGCGCCAGCGGTGTAGCCAGAGATGTTCGGACCGTCAGGGAAGACACCAACGTAAATACGGTCGCCACGCTCCAGGTAGATTCCCTTGTTGCGGAGAGGAGCAGTAGCCCCTAAGCCAGCAGTGTTGCCAGCCTGAACGACGGGAGTTGCCAGCTGAGGCATCACATCCGAGCAGTCCACCACACCGCTATCAGCTGGGACCGTCTTGGAGAACAAGAGGCGGTAGTCACCAGATGCAGGAATCGGCGTTGTGGTATTGCGAGTGTGGTAGAAGGCGAATGTAACAGCAGGCTTGTAACCGTAAGCAACGCCTTGGTAGCTAAAGCCGGTTGCGGTACCACCGGAGTATTGCAGAGCGGTGTTAACGCCAGTCAGAGTGGTGGCACCGGTGTAGGTGTAGTAACCAACGCCACTAGCAGCGGCTAAACCAGTAAGAACACCGGTATTAGTGACGTTGATAATTTGACCGCTCGTAATGGAAATGACGGTACCTGAAGTGCCAGAGCTGACAACGTAATCAGCAGCACGATGGAAATCATTACGAACAATCGTGATGGAATCAATGACACCACCGCTGTTATTATCTTCACTCAACGCAGCGTCCATATCGACCAAGATCGAAGGAGCTTGGCCGCCTTGCACAAACAGCGTATTAGAAGCTGCACTACCAACGGTCTGAGTAGTTACTCGGACCGAGTCAAATAACGGACGATCAACCAATAATGGCTGTTTGTTCGTTGATGTCGAGCTCAAGACACACTAAACACCTTACCTCTGCTAAATTGGTAGGTGTCTCCAGAAACTTTATTTATTCTAATGGTGCAAACTGTTTTTAATTGTGTTTCTTGCGGCAAAAAATTTGAGCACTTTGGTAACGCCGCAGCAACTTGTAGAAAACGCTTAAAACAACGTGGCTACGTATTTTGCTCAAAATCTTGCGGTGCATATAAGCACGGAGGTTGGAAAAATAAAATGAGCGAATACGCCTCTTGGAACGCAATGAAAAATCGTTGTAACAATCCAAGCCACAATGCATATCCTCGCTATGGAGGAAGAGGTATTACCTATGACCCGTCTTGGGAAAACTTTGAAAATTTTTTAAAGGATATGGGATTAAAAACACATTCAAAAATGGAACTAGAAAGAGTTGACAATAATAAAGCTTATTGCAAAAAAAATTGCCGTTGGGCTACGCATAAGGAACAAACTCGTAATCGTGGAGGCAAACGAGCCACGCGTCTTTATACTTTTGAAGGAAAAACAATGTGTATTGCGGACTGGGCTCGTGAGGTAGGAATTTCTCCTCAATCTATGCAAAAGAGATTAAACAAAGATTGGCCCCTGGAAAAAGCTTTTGCAAAACTTAAAACAAATCCAAATGCGCTTTAAATTATTTAAATGCCACTTCTTTTGTACCGCTTTTTGTTAATTATAGCCTCATTGACCACCAAACTTTGCCATGGCATTAAAGAAGCCAGGGGAAGAGCTAAAGGCCTGCTGGCCAAGTAATTGAGGATTGTTTTGAAGAGCTAAAAATTGCTGGAAGTATTCACCACCATTTTCTTTTGGTTTGAACTTAAACCGTTTCTGAGCAATGTATTCAGTTTGCTCTTGTGGCTTCATTCCATAACCACTAAGCCCAGCTGAGTAAACCTCGCCGGGCAAGTAGTCTGCATTAATATACTCAGCAAAGCGAGCCATGTTTAGAAATTAATAGGAGGCAATGGACGAAACGGAATATTTGAAAATAATCCAAGAGGAGCAATTACGCCTTTGAGTGCCTCTTGAAGTAACCCCTGAGTTAATTGTTGTTTCAAATTAAATTCAGGTTTTTCTTTTAATCCAAGAGAAGAAGAAATGATGTCTTCCACACTTCTGCCCTCCTGTTTTGGCGCTGCAGCAACAGGGGCCGGAGCCGGAGGCGCAATCTCCTGACCATAAACCTCTTGGAGTTTTGAAAGAGATTTAACTGGTTGTCCGTAGTAACTACGTCCGGTTTCTGTTGGGAACGATGCCCACTCAGGTGACAGTGCAGCAGCCACACGTTGGCTTAAACCTTCTTTCTGAACGGTGGCAAGACCACCGATATCCATCAAACGATTACGAGCCAAGCCAAGGGCTGCAATATCTTGGTCCTCTGGACCAAAGCCCTTTAAACCCAAGCGAGATGCTTGCCCTTGCCAAGTGCCAGGGAGGAACTGGTAAGCACCTGCCGCTGCACTGGAGTATCCGCCACTCTTAACAACTTTGTCGGGATGACGACTCATGTCCGAGAACTTCTCACCGCCAAACATTGTTTGGTACCCCTTAGGACCGGCTGTTCCTTCTGCAAACCGAATGGTCTTTAGAAGTTTTTGGCCTGCGGGTGTCTTGCGGAACTGTTCTAGGATTTGACGTTCAGTCATCTTTACTACCTTATTCTCCTACCCAATTTGACTCTGCCTTGAGACCAGGAGTAAACACAGCTTGTACAGAAACAACCAGGCTTACTGCGGTGGCAAGACGTTTGACAAAATTGGGACAGAGGGTCATGGGATTAAGGCAACAACACTGGCTCCCGTGAATCAAAGATTCGTGTCCAGCTGGTTGGTCTTACATGCTATGCAATGCCAAGTCTTTTATTTTTTCAAGCCTTGTTCAAAGATTTTCTTCAAGACTGCTGCGTCGGCTTGACCAGGGAGTTGTCCTTTAAAAAGCTCAGCTGCTTCCGTAAAAGAAATGCCGCCAGGTGTGGTTCCCTTGAAGGATTCTGTGATTCCAACTTGGGGAACATTGGGAACGGTGTAGCCAGTTAGAGGAGTCTGAATATCAACGCCAAAGTTAGTGGCGGGGACGCCACCAAAGGAAATCTTGTCAGAGAACTGCATGTTGCCTGCAGCTTGCATTGCTCCTCCCAAGGGGCTTTGGGATGCTGCAACGGCTTGCGTTTCTTCGTATCCAAGCTGACCAGGCTTCAGCTTTGCTGCGAGTTGAGGGTTGGTCGTTGCCCAGATCTGAAGGCCGATCTTCTCTTTCTCTTCTGGAGTAGAAGCAGTGTTGTAGGCCTTGGTGAGGTCAGCAACATTGTATTTCTTTGCTAACTCATCTTGAGCAGAAAGTTGAGCAACCCTGCTTTTCTCTGCCTGATAAGCACGATCTGCAGCTTGTTGACCAGGGAAACCTGCACCGGGGCGGAAGGCTTCTGCTGCTTCTCCTGCTTGCAATTCAGTTTGCTTATAGTCCGTCGGTAGACCGGGTACTTGAAGCTGCCGACTAACGCGTTGAATCATATCATTCTTGGATGAATATCCCAGCTGCCGCCACCGGTCATATGGATCTGCGCCCTGAGGAGTAGAGCCTTCTAAGAACAGAAGATTGCCAACAGAACCAGCAATAGAAGTGCCTCCTCCCAATAAACCAGCGCCTACTGTTTTTGCCCAAGTAGGTCCAGAAATTCTATTAAAAGCAGAAGAAACACTTCCAAGGGGCCTCAGAAGTTGTTGGAATAGCTTACCCATTACCGCCAAACCTGATGAAGATAAATACGAGAACCTACTGCAGTGTCAGCAGGACCAGGTAATGCCTGGATGAATTCAGCGCCGGATCGTTCGTAGCGATAACGAGCTTGGAACGGATCCTTGTAGTTAGGAACGTAAAGAATGCCAGCAAGGCGGTTGGTTTCGTAGAGGTAAATCTCGTCCCAAACCTTTAGTGCTTCTTTTGCATTGCTGGATCGAATCGTACGATCCACGTCACCAGCGATGCTTTCAAGGCGAGTCGAGGGAGAAGTTGCAACTTCAGTTTTCTTCTCTGCAGTATCACAACGTCCAATTTGGATTGTGATCTTGTCGTAGAAGAAGGAGTCCGGGATGGTATTCATTGCTTCTTCCAGACGAGCATAATCACCCGCTGGAACTGAAACAGTGAAGTATCCCAGGTGATACCTGACCCTACTTTTGTCGAAGTCAGAAAGCTGCA